AAGCCGGAAGCGAACTCTTCGTGGATGTACTGCAGCGCAGCCGATCCTGTTGGATCTTGGAACTGGATCGAACCAGCGGAATCCTTTTTCTCGAACAAGCCAAAGCCGCCAAGACGAAGGTCTGTTTCGATTGCCTTATTGGAAGTTTGAACTTTGAACACTTTGTTGTACTGAGTGTCCAGTTCTTTGTAAGTATTGAAGAATACTTTACGAAGACCCGGTTCCAGTAAGCGTCCAAATTGTGCGGATTGCAACATGGGAAGTTCCCCCTTTCGTCAATTAATTATTAGAGTGTTGGGTTAGTGACAGGTACAACGTAAGCGATTTTGCCGCCTGGAGCATAGTCGATTACTTTGAACACAGTGTTCGTCGTATCCGTTAGATCCAGTGTTTGGTCGCCAGTAGCCGCGATCGTGATGCCATAAGACAATCCGATGTTAGCAAGGCCAGCAGTTGTGCCTACAGGAATACGGTAAACAGCGTTGTTAGCTGTGCGAACTTTAGCTACACCGTTAGGGTAGCGAGTCGAATCAGTAACGGAAGCTGTGAAAGCCGCATTCGACGCGCTGTTGTCAACCGGGTTTGTAGCTGTAGCAGGACCGCCCAAGCCAACAAACTCGAAGCCTTCAACGATACCAATAACTTTTTGCGATGCAGCGTCAGCCGCACGACGAAGTTTACCGGCATTCAGGTATACAGCATCTCCTTTTTTAGGAGCTGCAGAGTTACCCGTGATACCTTGGTTGTAGCCAGCAGCGGCAACAGCCCAAGTGTCAAGGGCAAAGTCTTTGATTTCCATTGCATCAGAGCCATCAAGCGAGTATGCAAATTCCAATCCCATAACGTACTCCTCCTAACTTTACATGATCTTGTATTTGTGGTACTCCTCTGGCGACATGCCCATCTGCTTGGCTACGTATAGCTCGTCCGCAGAGAGAGCAACGCTTTGAGAAGCCTTGCCACTTTGTGGGGGTAACGCGCTTTTCTTCCGGCCCGACATTTCGGCAAGGGTATCGTTTTTGGCCGAATCCTTCAGGCTCTGGATGATCTTCTTTCCATGCAAAGCGTGGATCGCGTTGTCCAAAGGAACATCTTTTCCGAGTCGTTGGAGCAAGTAAGCTTTTGCTTGATACATATCGTCATCCGAAAGCATTGGATATTCCTTCTTCAGTTCCACTTCTTCACGATCAACTCTGGCTGTCCAAGCTTCGAACTGAAGCTGATTCAGCTGTTGTTGAAGTGCGTTCGTTTTCTGAGTTTCGGCTTCCATCTTCTTCAGGATTTCGACAGGCACCTTCATTTGCTCTGCCTGCTTTGCCAAACGAGCTTCTTCCAGCTGCTTGTAGATTTCCTCTACAGGCTGTCCATACAGATCCGATAGCGACTTGGCTACCTTGAACTCAGGAGATTCTTCCTGAAGACGTTTCAACTCAGCTTGAACGCGTTCTTCGATCTGTTTCTGCCTGCGCTGTTCTGCGAACTTGGCATTCTCTTCTGGAGTCTGCTTCGGCTTTTCCTTCTGCTCAGGTTCTTCTTCCGTTTCCGTTTCTTCCGTTTCCTCTGTTTCAGATTCCTCGGTTTCCGTTTCCGTTTCGGTTTCGGTTTCTTCCTCAGCTGGAGGATTGTCGATCTCTTCGATTTCATTATTTAGACTAGCAATCGCATCTTCGATAGAAGAAGTATCTTCTTCACCGTTGAGACTCGCTAAATACTCTTCGTATTCCATAACGATAGCTCCTTTCCCTTTTGCGCCGGGTAGCGAATGTGGTAATTGACCAGGAAGTGAATAACGACACCAACCGCTTTTATCCTAATCTACCAGTATGCTCATAGTGTACATCATTCTCTCATATAATGCAATACTTGTTTAGTAGATTTGTGAATACTTCTTACTCATTACGGGTATGCTATGTCTAAAGGGGAGGGATGTGCTTTCAACTTTCGAACGCATACGGGGTTTGCCTTCATCATTTGGCTGTTTATTATCGGGAGTGGGGATTGGTTGAACCCGATCTATATGCTGGTTGCCGCCGCGTTCCCGGATGCCGACCATCGTAAGGCTCCAGCAGGTCGCATTCTTTGGCTTTGGCTATTCTTCAAACACAGGGGGTTCACGCATACGATATGGTGTCTTTTAATCACTACATTTGCGGTTTACTCATTCTTTTCCTTAAAAGCTTCACTAGCGTGGGCGATTGGATACTTTACGCACTTATTGTTGGACTCTTGTACCCCCAGTGGCGTGAACTGGCTCGGCGTAAAGAAAAAGACCGCCTGGAGAAGGCGGTCCGTTTAGATAGGCGGGAGAGGTAAGCCCGTTACTCCGGTGGGCCAGCCGCCACGATCTCTTCCTTAATCGCTGTGGTCGCGACATAGAGGTGTAGGTTCGGTCAGATCCTACCGCAGGAAGAGAGTAAAGGTTTATTACATTCCTTTTGCCATTGCTTGCATCGCCATAGCACCCGTCGTCCCTTGCGGGGCTTGGCTTTGTGCTGGCATTTGGAGGTTTCCGTTTTTCGCGTCTTCGTTCTGCTTCTGCTGGAGCATTTCTTGTGCCGCTTGCGTAGCGATCTGCTGAACTACTTGTTCTGGTTCACCTTTCGCCCGGGCATCAGCCACTTGAGCTGCTACCTGCTGAATCATTTGAGCCATGTTAGCCGCTTCCTGCGCTTGCAGTTTCTTACGGTCGTCTTCCATCCGGCGAAGGATGTCGGCTTTATGTTCGAAGTCCTGCAGCTGGATCCATTCCTCCGGTGTAATGATCGGAGGGTTGAAGTTGAACTGACCTTGCAGCTGCATAAGCTGGTCGGCCTGTTGTTTCTTCATGGCCTGCGTAACTGGAGCACGTGCATACACATCCGACTTGACACGGTATTCGATATTATCCGCATCGATCTCGTCGATCGGATTATACATTCCGTAATCTGCAGAACCGTTAGGATTCGTCTTCATGATCGGACGCTTGTCCTTCCATGAGTATAACACAAATTTGACAATGATGTCAGATAAATCCTCAATAAAATCATCGATCTGGATCATTTTATCTTTGTCTCGAACTGTAGCACGTTCGATCAACGAGTTTACGCCGGTCGATGTGGTCAGCGAGCCTACGGATTCACCCGTATAGGACTCCGTAATCCCGACCGTTTCGCGCATATCGTTCTTCATCCGGTCACTTAGTTCGAACAGACCTTTTGGAATATCAGGTGGTTCGATGTGGTGGATCGAGTTCGATGGGTCTACGTTGGAAGTCCATACCCGACCTGGCAACGATCCGAACTTCGCAAGCTCTTGCGCATTTATGCCGGACTCGCGGCTCACAACTTTTTGCGGGTTCTGGTGCAGGACACCGATGATCGAAGCGGTTTGGTCTGTCTTGTTGACGACTTGTTGGTTATCGAGAACGTCTTCCGACAAGCCAGTTCCCCAGAAGTCTTGTTCTTCTTCCTCGTAATAGATGACCGCGAACGGGTAGCAGTTCGGCTTGATGTCTTCCAGCTTGTACAAAATGAAGTCGTTATTCTTCGTATAATAAGTGCAATCGAGCTGCCATCTGCCTTCGTCGTTCAGATACCGCTCCCAGTGACAATGCAGCGTAACAAGTTCGTCGCCCGTTGCTCGGTCATAATCTGAAGTGGATGGGTTGTTCTCCCGGTCGAAGACTGTACCGTCGCCGCTGTTTTCCCGGTCCATCTGATCGTCCTTCATCCCTTGGATCTTCTTTTCGCCCGCGTACTCGATGAACTTTTTATTCTTCTTGATCGCGGCCAGCGGAAGGATTTCCGTTGTCTCGACGTACTTCGCATCCTTCAGCCGGTAAGCATCCGGGTCGATGAAGAAGTTCGTATTCGGCCACCACTTGGCACAGATCCGGCCCTGGTACATGATGTTGCGCGGATCGTTGTTTTCATAGTACACGCCGCCGATATACGTTTCGTCATTATAGACGTATGCAATACCAGTGCCTTGGGCGATAGATCGGTCGATACATCGGCGAGCAATACGCGGGATCTTCTCCGATTCCCAGATATGATCGTAAGCATCCTGCAGGTCCCGGACCTGATCCTTGTAATCCGGCAGGATCGGATAGAACGTCGCCTTCGGAATAGCTGAAGCCAAGTTCGCCCGCTTCAATGTGCGGAAATACCGGATCATATTATTGACCGGCTTCGGAATCCACGGCGGTAGGTTCGCATTCTTCCATTGCTCCCCGCGATCGAACATGTCAATCATCGCCCATTTCTGGTGTTTGATTCCCATGCCTTGTTCGGCCCGGCGGAATCGCTGCCAATACTTCTGCACCTCAGCGCGTTCTACTTCTGCTTTTGACAGCTTAGTCTCTTTCTCAGCCACGGTTAGTAACCACCTTCCTGAACTGCTCGTCTATACTGCTCGACCCACATCATTTCCTCTGCGGACAGCGCCGGATTTGCGCCTTCAACTGGCGTTTCTTCCTTGACCTTCTGCTTGATGACCGCACGAATATCATCCAAGACCAGTACACCGATCTCTGGCAGAATGACACCGTGCTTTCCGTCCTGAAGGCCTTTACTCAACACTTCGTAAGCGTATAGTGTCAAGTCGAAGTTATAAAGCGATTGATCCTTATACATGACCGTGTACGGATGTGTCTTAGCCTTTGTTGCCATACGCTTCACCTAACATTTCCTTTAAAATTTCAATCTTCATCAGAAGACGTTGAACATCTTCTTCTAGTTGCTCATATGTTGGGCCGGAGTCTTGAATTGGTTCCAGACTGCCATATTGCCTAACAAGAAAGTCATACATCTCCCCATATGTCCGGGCTTTAACAGCGTTGATTTCAGACTCTGTTAAGCCTTCAATATCAACTGTTTTGTATTCTTTCGTGTCACCGTATTCGTCTTTATACGAAAATATGAGAACGCTTCTTTGGCTACACATAATCTAACCAACTCCCTTTTTCTTCGTATTCGTCATCGTAACTCATTTCGTATTCGCTCTTAATTAAATTATACGATTTCGGGGCATTATAGGCAACAGTTTTTAACAATTCCGGGTCATCCGGTAAGCGCATAAATCCGTAGCGGATGGAGTCCATCGCGTGGTCGAGTGCCTTAACTGGACGCTCGTCCAAGTTTTCGTTAAGGTTGTCCATCGTGACCTCGACGAACTTGTAGTTGATGCCTTCCTTAGCCAGGTTCGTACACTTGTCTTGGAAGATAACCCACTTGCCGCGCTCGATGTAGGAGTTAACCTTTAGGATTCCGGCTTCAACGTTGTTGTTTCCTTCAGAGAAGAAGAGTCCGTATTCTTGATATAGTCCTTGTACTGATTTACCGTTGATTGGGTCAGTTTTATTCCTAATCGATGGGTCAGCAACCATGAATCGAATACGTCCAGGTGGTATGTCTGCAATAAGTGGCTTGAGAGCCTTTGCATGTGCCGGAACGAGTCGGTTTGGGACGTAGTATTCGTCATACGAAATAACCTCCCCCGTATTTGGGTTAATCGCATTGAAAATAACTGCAGTAGGGTTCCTCAGCCCGTGGTCGAGCGTGATAAATCGCTCCCAAGATGCCGGGATTCCTTCCTTCAGGTCGTGCTTGTCGAAGTATTCCTGCGCTGTTGTGAAGCAGCTGGCGATATTCGGGTACACCATACCCTCTGAATGCGAGAAGCTACCCTTCAGATATCGTTTAATCCACCATTCCGGTTTACCCCGGCTGTTCATTTCGATGAAGTCGGGTGGAAGGTGCTTGTTTAAAGAAGTTTCCCATATAAAAGTAGTGATAAAAGGATTGTAATCTGCATGCTCAGGGTGAGCAGGATCTTTCCGAGCCGGATT